CCCCACCCCCCTCATATAGAAACCCCCCCGGTATCAAATTTGGTTCCATACCGCTTTTTCATATATATTCTGTAATATGGACAGCGTGCCCATACTTGTGCCGGACATTGATGAAGCGATACCGCTTCCCGCCAACGCAGCCGAAGCCCTGCCTGAGCTATCTCGTGAGCAGGAAATTGAAATGCGGGCGAGGACAATCAAGCTCATCTCGGACCTAACAGGCACCGCTATAACTCCATCAGAAGAAAATATAGACGAGGCCAAAGAGTTAGCCCGTCAAATGATGGACGACCCGAAGAAGCGGATTGAATTTAGTAAATATCCAAACGAAACGATGGCGTATTTGGCTGGATTAATTCAGCAAAGCAACTGCGCTTTGGTAGATGACCTATCGGAATTGAAACAATACGTGGTTAATAAGTTGGTCTACGAAGTAGAACACGCCACAACGCCCAAAGAACGCATCCAAGCCCTCACTAAATTGGGCGAAGTAGACGGTGTTGATGCGTTTAAGAAGCGCACCGAGACCACGCATATTATTAAGCCCATCGAAGAAGTCGAAAAAGAACTTTTGTCGGTGTTAGAAGGCATCGAATATCGCGTCCTAAGCGACAAATCTGATGCAGCTTGACGCCGAAAGCCTGCAAAAACTCAAACTTGCCCTGCCTAACATGCCGGACAAGGAGAAAAGGCGTGTCGCTGACCTACTAAAACAGTATCAAAGCCAGATTACGCAGAAATTAGGCAAAGATTCCTTCCTAGACTTCATCGGCCACGTGTATCCGGGCTACAAAGTAGGCCCACATCACCAAAAATTAGCGCGAATCTTTGAAGATATTGCCGCAGGCAAGAAGAAAAGGGTGATCGTCAACATCGCCCCGCGTCATGGCAAGTCAGAGATGATCTCCTACCTCGCTCCTGCGTGGTTTTTGGGCAAATTTCCGCATAAAAAAGTGATTATGGCGTCTCACACGGCGGATCTGGCCGTGAACTTTGGCCGCAGAGTCAGAAATCTAGTGGGATCGGAGAGCTACCGTGACATTTTCCCTAACGTCGAGCTTCAAGCAGATAGTAAAAGTGCTTCTCGTTGGGGTACAAATTTTAACGGTGAGTATTTTGCTATTGGCGTTGGTGGTGCCTTGGCTGGTCGGGGCGCTGATCTATTCATTATTGATGATCCTCATTCTGAACAGGAAGCCAAGCAAGGAAGAGCTGATGTATTTGACCCCGCTTGGGAATGGTTTCAGTCGGGACCCGTTCAAAGACTGATGCCGGGAGGCGCGATCATCGTCGTGATGACGAGATGGTCGAAGCAGGATCTGACCGGCAAGATCGTCGATCACATGACCCGCGAGGAGGAGTCAGATCAGTGGGAAGTGGTCGAGTTTCCGGCCATTCTTAATGAGAAACCGCTCTGGCCGGAGTTCTGGAGCATCGAGGAATTGCTGGCGAAAAAGGCCAGTATGGATGTGCGGTATTGGCAAGCCCAGTACATGCAGGAGCCGACATCCGAAGAGGGTGCGCTTATTAAACGTGAGTGGTGGCAGGTGTGGGAGGCAGAAAATCCCCCTCAGTGTGAGCACATTATTATGTCGCTCGACGCCGCTCAGGAGAAATCCAACCGGTCGGACTTTAATGCCCTCACCACGTGGGGGGTCTTCTTTAACGAGGAGACCAAGAACTACAACATAATCCTGCTCAACTCGATCAAGCAGCGGCTGGAGTTCCCAGAGCTAAAGGCGTTGGTGTTGGAAGAATATAAAGAGTGGAACCCCGACACTTTTATTGTTGAAAAGAAATCCAACGGCGCAGCCCTGTATCAGGAGATGCGACGAATGGGCGTCCCGCTATCCGAGTTCACGCCGGGTAAGGGGCAGGACAAGATATCCCGTGTAAATGCAGTATCCGATCTCTTTGCCGCTGGTATAGTCTGGGTGCCAGACCGCCGGTGGGCGTGGGAGGTCGTGGAGGAATGCAATGATTTCCCAAGTGGCACACACGACGATTTGGTTGACTCTACTACCCTTGCTCTTCTTCGCTTTAGGCAAGGCGGGTTTATACGCCTACCTTCTGACGAGCCTGAGCCGACGAAGTGGTTTAAGAGCCACCGTAATGAAGGCTATTACTAGGAGATTCTAAATGGCCGTCGATAAAAGTTTAATGCAGGCTCCGTTGGGTCTTGAAGCTCTCGCGGCAGAAGAACCCGCGATTGAGATCATGATTGAAGACCCGGAGAGTGTAGCCATCGGTGTCGATGGTATGGTGGTCGAGATGGTGAAGGATGAGCCTCGTGCCGAGGACTTTGACGCCAACCTCGCGGATTTCATGAGTGAGGGCGAGCTTCAGTCCCTCGCCTCAGAACTGATTGGTAACTACGAGCAGGATCTCTCCAGCCGCAAAGATTGGCTGGATACCTACGTCAAAGGTTTAAAGATTCTTGGTATTCGGTACGAGGATCGTACTGAGCCGTGGCCCGGTGCGTGTGGTGTGTTCCATCCTCTCCTGATGGAGAGCGCGGTCAAGTTCCAATCCGAGACGATCATGGAGACCTTCCCGGCGATGGGTCCGGTCAAGGCCAAGATTATCGGCAAGGAGACCCAAGAGAAGCGTGACTCGGCGGTGCGTGTCGCTGATGACATGAACTACCAACTGACCGAGGTCATGAAGGAGTATCGCCCGGAGCACGAGCGACTCCTGCTGAGTCTTGCCCTCGCCGGTAACGCCTTTAAGAAGGTGTACTTCGATCCGAGTCTTGATCGCCAAACTGCGATCTATATTCCAGCCGAAGATATGGTGGTGCCGTATGGCGCTGCTAACTTAGAGACGGCTGACCGTGTTACGCACCGAATGCGTAAAACGAAGAATGAATTAAAGAAACTTCAATACGCAGGGTTTTATCGTGACGTGGACTTGGGTGAACCCATGCGCGTCATGGACGAGGTGGAGAAGCAGAAGGCAGAAGATCAGGGCTTCTCAGCAACGATGGACGACCGGTTCCAGTTGCTTGAGATGCACGTCAACATCGACCTGCCGGGATACCCGGACGTTGACAAAGATAACAACGAGACTGGGATAGCTCTTCCATACGTAGTAACCGTCGAGAAAGGCACCGGAACCGTTCTCGCTATCCGACGTAATTGGAGGGAAGATGACAAGCTCAAAGCGAGGCGGCAACACTTCGTACACTACGGATACATACCGGGCTTTGGATTTTACTACTTCGGACTTATTCACCTTATCGGGGGACACAGTAAAGCTGCAACGTCCCTCCTTCGCCAGCTTATCGACGCGGGAACCCTCAGTAATCTCCCCGGTGGACTCAAGTCTAGAGGACTTAGAATTAAAGGAGACGATACTCCAATCGCTCCGGGCGAGTTCCGAGACGTAGATATTCCGTCAGGCGCGATCCGCGACAACATCCTGCCGCTGCCGTACAAGGAGCCTTCGCAGACTCTTGCGGCTTTGATGGATCGAGTGGTCGAGGAAGGACGCCGATTCGCTGCGGTGTCGGACCTGAAGATTAGCGATATGTCCTCGCAGGCTCCGGTCGGTACGACGCTGGCTGTGCTTGAGCGCGTGCTCAAGGTGATGACGGCGGTGCAGGCACGTGTGTATTACGCGATGAAGCAGGAGTTCAAGCTCCTTGCCGCAATCATCCGAGACAACACGCCAGAAGAGTACAGCTACGAGCCGGAAGTAGGTGATCGCAAGGCTAAGAAGGCTGACTACGACGATGTCGATGTCATTCCGGTTAGTGACCCCAACGCCTCCACCATGTCGCAGAAGGTGGTGCAGTACCAAGCGGTTCTCCAGTTATCTCAAACTGCGCCGCAGCTTTATGACTTGCCCTATCTACATCGGCAGATGATCGAGACGTTGGGCGTAAGGAACGCGGATCGTATTGTTCCGTTGGCAGCAGATGCCAAACCACGCGACCCCATCACCGAGAACATGGATGTGATGACGGGCAAACCTGTCAAAGCGTTTATGTATCAGGATCACGAGGCCCATATCGCCGTACATATGGCGTTGGGACAAGACCCCAAGATTGCTCAGCAGATCGGACAAAACCCGATGGCTCAGCAGATTACCGCCTCGCTTCAGGCGCACATCATGGAGCACGTGGCGTTCCAATACCGCCGCGAGATCGAGAAGCAGCTTGGCGCAGCCTTGCCCCCGCTTCCGCAAGACGACCGAGAAGAGTACGACCTGCCGCCTGAGTTTGAGGCGCAGTTGTCGCAGTTGGCAGCAGCCGCTGCCGCACGGGTTCTTCAGAAGGACACCGCAGAAGCGCAGATGCAGCAGGCTCAGCAACAGCAACAAGACCCGCTGGTACAGATGCAGATGATGGACTTGCAGATCAAGCAGCTTCAGGCGCAAACAAAAGCGCAGCAGATGCAGATCGAAGCCCAGATTCAGCAGGCCGAAATCCAGCGCAAACAGCAGAAAGACATCATGGACGCCGCTGCCAAGGCAGACGAGTTGGATCTTCGCAAAGCCGAGATCTCTGGCCGTCAGCAGCTTGAAGCAGCACGACTGGGTGTTGATATTGAGAAACACAAGGCTGATCTCAGCGGCAAGCAGCAAGAGGCGGGCGTACGCCTTGGCCTTGAGATTGGTAAAGCACGAGACGCTACAGAAATGCAACGTGCTCAACTTGCACAGAATCGGAGAAATAAACCGCAAACGGAGGAGTAATAAATGTCTTACAACAACGCTCTGGAATACTTGGACTCAAAACTCCAAGACGAGCGCACATTGATCGTGGAAAGCATCATTCAAGGCAATATGAATGAAGGTGAGTA